TCGATCATCTGGTCAGCAAGTGCCTTTCTATCTGCTATTTGGAAGTCAGCTTCCTTATCCATAGCTGCTGTTAAGTCAGCATCTACTGGTAGATAGTTAGTATTAGAGATGGTTTGGGATGCGTCACGCACCCCTCGAACATTAGAATATGTCATTATGGATAACCCGGTAATTTCTGGCCGAATATGTTTTCACCACCGCCAACGTTAAAACCACTGACACCAGTAACAATACCTACTACCTGACTAGCTATTTGTAAACCACCAGTAAGTCTATCTGTTGGAGGCATCATAACAGGAGCACCATATGCAGCTGGTATACCAAGCTTCTCTCTAGCTTTAGCATTAGCAAACTGGAATCTACGTCTAGAACCTTCTTGGGCTATTGCCATGTTTCTTCCGTATAGATCACCTGTAAAACCTTCTAGGTCTGATTGTTTTCTTAACATATTTACGAATTGTTTTCTTCCAAACTTTTTACTTCTACCACCTTCACTAAACTTTTTAGATCCGAGGTATTTAGCAACTAGATTTTGTTTGTTCTTACGAGCCTTACCTTGGGCATATACAGCTCGTACATAAGCGTCACTAAGATCACGACTGTAACCTATGACATTTCTATTCTGGGCTCTAGATAACCCGACTTCTTTATTAAAGAATTGTAGTTTTTTGATTGCGAACTGAGCATCTTTTTGTCTAGCTCGTTCTTTAGCAGCAGCTCTCGCTGAAGCATTAGCGTCTACGCACACGGCAAAATTCAATAAATGTTACATTGTTTGGCCCATGCTTTAACTTACGTAAAAACTTGAAGCCTAGAAACTTTAGCAATCTAAGATGTGCTTCGTTTCGACTGTCAACTATATTCCAAAGGAGTGGCTCAGTACGGCTATCGACATACCGTTTGGCCTCTCTTGCGAATGTAATTGGGTATCGGTGTATATGTGGAGTGCAAAGCATCCATATGTCACCTTCATTTCCTACTCCGGCCATGCCAGCAGTCTTGCCGTCAGGCACTGTAAAATACACGTAGGAGGGATTCTGAGACATCAGAAATGGTAAGGCTGTAGGATTTATCCCATGGCCTTCTTCGACCTCTCTGAGGTCATCTGGACGAAGATTAGAGGCCACTTCTGTAGCAGCCTCCAATGTGATTGGGTGTATGTAATTAGACACGTTGGTAAAATCTAGGTGAATAGTCACCCTCCCAAGACAACGCACGTAGCGTAGCTGGAGCTGGGTGAGAAGATGCAAGTGTAATATCTACATTTGTATTTCTTTCGTATACGGGTACAGTCTGTATATGTTCTTCTAGATATGGTGCTCTTGAAGCTTGGTAAATATCTGGAATAGGTGACTCGTATACTTCTGTGTAGTCTGGTTTACCTACACGTTCTAAGGTTGTTTCGTAAAGACCTATCTTTCCAAAGTGTAACTTGATTCTGTGTAACACTAAAGATGAGTTTACGTCAGATGAAGACTTTTCGCCTTGCATCTTCATAGGATAAAATCTAGGAAACTTGACTTGGTATGGGTATAAATAACCTATTGTAAGAGTTATTCCTTGCCAGTTCCCGGGTACAGTAAAACTTGTACCTGATACTGTGCATTTAGCATATCTACCTTGACCATCAGTAGGGGCTGGTGTACCACCTTCATCAATAACCACTAGATCGTGATTAGGTGAGGTAACTGTATTTAGCCAGCTAACACCAGAAAAGGTAGTCAGATTCGTAGCTGAGTCAAAGTTGCCGCCGCTAACAGTAGTATGATTATCCACATGTAATAAGAAGTCGACATTATCTATACTTGTTGAGGGGTCATTATCAGCCTGTATAAGTTTAATGCTTTGTAGGTAGTAGTCACTATCTAAAAAGAAATACTCGTCATCTATGATAAAATGATATATCAAAGGATTGTTGAGCTTCCATTTAAACCATGCAGCCTGCTGTCTTTTATCTGCAACGTTCAAGTATTTGTATCCAAACACTGTGTCGCTGCCAGTCTTACCAAGTAAAATTATAGAGTTTTCTCTAGAGTTAGTTAGTAAGTCTATATCTTTTGGTAGTAGTGTAGGTACAATTTTACTGACCTCTACTACACTCGGTTCTCCTTCTCTAGCCACGTTTGCCATTTCATTGAATCGACTAAACTTGTTAGAGTTATCTACGTAAGCAACAGTTGTGCCTAGAGATATAGGAGCGATTGCTTTGTTATAACTAAAGGTTGCTATACTTCGTAACTTAGCTGTATCTGGGTTGAGAACTGTGTCATCAGATGATAACAAGAACTGCTGGTTTGTACTAAATACAAGTAAACCTGTGTTGATTTCTATACCATCAAACAGTTCTGAAGGGAACATAGATGCGGCAGATATATCAATCGGGTCACTAGCTGATACAGTTAGTGCTGACTCTACAAAGAAGTCAGGAGTTCCTAACGTACCCGGTCTAGATGTTACAACGTTCTCACCTGACAGCAGTGCTAATCTATTACGGAAGAATAGTACTTTGTTGATACGCTGTCCTACAAATGTAGGTAGTGGGTTAGTTACATCATCACCTACCAATCTATCTTGATAAGTAAATTGTTTGACAGTAAATGTAGTTGTAGCTGTACGCTGTATTACAAGTGGCATATTAGTTAGTGACTTAGCTATACCCGGCTTTGCACACTCTGACCATGAGCCAGATCCATCTCTATTGTTCTCACCATCAAAACGTAGATAATAGTCATCTTCATCTGCCATACGAGAGTTAGCAACTTTGACTATATACCCATCCTTACATTGGTTGGGTAACTTAGTAACATCGTTGACTGAGCTCTGCATAACACGCATGAGATCTTCTTCTACTACCTCTACATTGAACTCAGAGTTACTAGATAAGTATAGACCTGTACCTATAACCTTACCTGATATACCTGTTGGTAGCTCAGATAGTATTCCGCCAAGAATAGTATCAGCAGTAACAGCTGTGTCAGAGTCAAATGGTGTAGGCTCTGGACGTATCAGTTTTAAGTTTGCATTTACCTGAGTAGTCTCGTGATCTTCTACACGTATTGTATAGTTAAATCCTTCCATAGTTACAGTTGTAGTATCACCTGTAGTCCACCCTTCACCACCATGAAGAAGTGTTACATCTGGCTGATAACTACATCTATAATCACTACCCTGTGGACCAGTTGAGCCTGTGTAATTAGGACTTACGCCTTGTTGACCTAGAGTTGTAAGTCTAAATATTAAGTTTGTTTTACTTCCAGAGTCTATACTAAATACTTCAGTACCTATACCCGGACAAGAGCCTGTACCATCAGACTCGTCTAGAGTATTGCTATTAATTTTTATACGTGTTGCACGATTAAGAGTTGTTACGTTAGCATTATTGAATAAATTTAAACCATATTGCCTACCGTTTTCTGTACGTAATAGTTCTACAAATGCGAAGTGAGGATCTGGTGTAGCATCTGTAGTTCCCGTTGTCCCAACGAGAGTGTTAGCATTAGTAGTATCACGGTTAGTAACAAAAGTTGTGTCATTGATTGTAAGTGTCTGTATGTTTTCTGGTGTGCTAGTAGCTAGATAGTTTTGTATAGCTGTCTGTCCACCTGTGCCATAAGCTGTAGTCATCAACTGACCGTCTGTGCAACGCCAGACTCTAACTTGCCCATCAGCTGCAATCTGACCTATGTATGATCCTTCTGTCTCGTCACGAAAGTAATGAAACCAAGAACCACCACTCTGTACACTAGACAAAGCATCAGTTCCGATTCTTTTAGCACCCGGTCTTTTAAATAGTCCTTTAGTTACATCTGGTATAGCGTTGACTACATCTGTTACCTGACCGGGAAATTTTAAGTTGTCAGGCTGTTCTGATATGCCTAACGAGTATTGTGGTATAGTTTGTGTTACGCCTGCCATTATCGTCTAAGGTTTCTCCAAGGTTGATAAGTTTGGTATGCAGATTCATCTTCAAAGCCGAACATGCTGTGGTCAGCTTGATTGCACTCATACTCTTGTAGTGCTGCTCTTGCCTGTTGCTCTTGTACTCCAAGCAATCTTACAAGTCCAGCGTTAGCAACCAGTTGTGTTGCTGCGGTTCTAGAAGCTCTGTATGTAATATATCTTCTAAATACAATAGGTAGATCTTCAAAGTTATACAATCTAACAATGTCAAGATCTAAGTCTTGTGTAAATACATCAGTGTGTTTGATTTTATCATATAAGAATCCACTACGACGTACTAAGTCAAATGTTCTTCTTGCCTGATTGTCATGTAAATCCATAGACAATATATCATCACCTATAGCAATCTTACCGTTTGCATCTCTTGCAAAGGTCACATGCTTTTCTGTGTTGAAATGCCAACCTTCTGCCTGTGTGTCTACATTAGCATCACGAAGTAGATTGAAAATAAAAGATATCTCTGGATTATCAAAGTTCAGTGTTGTTAAAGGTGCTTGTCCGATAGCTCCCAGTATAGAGTTCACTGCGGATAGTTCGGTATCGGTGTCAATAGTTGTGGTCGCCATAAGAAAAAAGGGGAGCCGAAGCTCCCGTATAAAATATAAATTAGAAAGAACCGGGCTTTGTAGCTGTTCCAGCAAATAGCTCAACAGCAGCAGCAGGGTTAAGAGCATCTGCACCCATAGCTAAACGACCTAAGATTACGTCGCCTTGGTATACAACTGAAATGTCTCCAGATGTTACCTGTACTTGTGGGCCGATTGCTTCTACGCAAGCAGCAGCTTCTTTCTGGAAGATAAGTCCGCATGAGTTTTCAAAGTCGGAGTTACCGTTACCATAGTTGTTAACAGTCTTTGTTGTAGATGATCCAGCTGTCTCGTCTACCATAACAACTTCTGTGAAGTCGCCTGTGTTTCCGGGGTCTGTTACACCGGGAGTTGTTGAGGTTGCAGCTCCAAACTTAGTACCAAATCTACCAAAGAATGGAATGTTCATTGACTTGTAGATGGTGATACCAGCTATTTCTATGATGCCGTTTCCGGACTGAATTGCATCTCCTCTTTCGTTACGGTTGATTAAACCGTTTGTCTCTACGTTCTGGATAAGTTCGTAGTACTGTCTTGGGTTAAGAACAGCTACTCTACCTTCGCCAGATACGCCTTTCTCGTCTAGTGCAGCAGCTGCATCATAGAAAGCGTTTACTAGAGATACTGAGTTGTAAGCATCAGAAGCCTGAGCGTTTGTACCAACTCTAATTTGTGTTCCACCGGGCTCTACAAAGTTAGTCTTTGTAATTGGTGAAGCTTGTCTAGCAGCTTTAGTTACTGCTCTGAAGATCTTTCTGTCATACTTCTCTGCAAGAGCATAACCGATCTTTCTTGAGATCTCACCACGTAGGTCGTAGTGTGCTAGTGTCTCGTCTAGCTCGTAGACAAATGCTGAACTGATGAGTAGGTCATCAACAGTCACTGTCTTTTCAGCTACTGGAGGTGCTCCATCGGAGTTACCTAGTATGCTGTTGCCGGGTGTGTGGTACTCGGCTGTTGTTCTTCCTGTGAAGATAAACTGAACTGACTTACCATTTGTAAGTGTTCTCTTCATCACAAGGTCACGTGCTATCGTGTTCCTTTGGAAGCCTTTGAACATTTC